GAAATTCGTCCCCTTGCTTGTATCCAATTGAGGAATCGAGGTCAGCCCAGAACAGCCATAAAACATGTCGCTGAAATCCGTCCCCTTGCTTGTATCCAATTGAGGAATCGAGGTCAGCCCAGAACAGCCGAAGAACATGCCGGAGAAATCCGTCCCCTTGCTTGTATCCAATTGTGGAATCGAGGTCAGCCCAGAACAGCCATAAAACATGCGGCAGAAATTCGTCCCCTTGCTCGTGTCCAACTGGGGAATGGACGTCAGCCTAGTGCAACTGAAAAATGTGAACTTAAAATCCGTTATAGAGCTGGAATCGATTGCAGGTACCGACCAAAGCGCCGGACGGAGACAGCTCAAGAGATTATATGCTACATAGAATCCCATACCTAGTTCATTCTTGATCTTGCTCACGTCAAAGCACTCTTCAATATCATATTGTTCGGATTTTAACGGTACAAAATTATTAAGCATTTTCGACGAGGCTCCAACCTTTATTCGTAGCGATTGCCTTCTCTTCGTCCGTCAGCAAACCGAGACTCCATGCTGATAGTTTCAGATGCTTCTTGTTCGCATCGCCTTCCTCTATCAGGTGAGTGATTAGATACATCACGTCGTCGTGGGATAGATGAGATTTCCCGAAGTCGATATCCACCTTGCAACACCATGATTCAACCTCTGTTCCATCACGCAAGCGAATGCGAGACGTGTCTATCTTAGTCATGGAAGGAGAAAAATCTTTTCCACCCCAATAGCTTGTGTTAACATCAGAGACATTGAGTGCAGGCAAAGATTTCAAAGACTCGCATCCGGTGAACATGCTCGAGATGTAAGCATTCTTGGCAAAATGAAAATTTCCTTCGATTGTCTGCAATGACGAGCAATATGCGAAGGCTTGGTAACAATTCGTCAATTCTGGGTCACCGGAGAACCTGATGACGAGGAAATTTCCAGAAAAATTTTGATGAAACATATGCGAAATTTTTTTACAAGAGGAGAGATCCAATATAGGGCTTATACTTGATTCCGATGCCATGAACAGACTTGTCAAGTCTTCTGCTCTACTAGTATCGAGGAGGAAATCATTAGAGAACGGCTTCCTGCAATCTGCATTCAAGACGATGAAATTGGCGCCTCTTCGCATACCGGCAGGCAGGCCAGATAGATTGGTGTCGAAAAAATCTTTGGCCGTCCTATGTACCACTTTCCCGAGAACCCGGTTGATGATCATTCCGACAGCCCCCTGACGTTGTTGATCTCGACATTGACCGTGATTGCGGTCGTCGGTTTGGTCGTGCAGGTGAACGTGAGGCTCCCGTCGGCCAATGCTGACAGATATGCACCAGCCGTCAGATACGCCTGCATGCTCTCCGGCGCTGGCGATACGGTCACATCGGAGATATCTGCATCGACACCTTCACAATCCACCGTCTGGTTGCCAGTCACTTCATCCCAGCCGGCAACAGTCAGCGTGACAACAGCACCCCTGAACGCATTCTTGATTTCCGTTTTTATACGCCGAACTTCTTCCAGTTCCAGTGCGATTTGCGCAGACGTCTCGGCGAAAGACTTGAGCAGGTTGCAGAACTCTTCATATGTGCCGGTATATCCGGCCTGCTTTGCCTCGCCATAGGCGGTCACTACTCCAAGATTGATTGTCCTCATGAGAACACTACCTCCAGATTGGAATTGTCTTCGATTGCGAAGGAGAAGGTCGCCCCTTCAGGGATGTCGATCACAAGCTCGCCATCCTGATTGATGCCACACCTTGCGTTGGATAGGTCATATGCTTTGTCGTATGCTTCCTGCGCCTTGTTTGCGGATTCCGATGCCGATGTCTTGGCCTCATCCGCTTCCTGCGCTGATTGCTCTGCGAAGGTGGCGCTGGCAAGTGCTTCCTGTGCCTTCGTGGTCGCAATGGTCGCCTGCTCTGTGGCGGTCTCGGCAGATGCGCTTGCGCTTGATGCGGACGCACTTGCATTTGTCTCGCTGGCCTTTGCATTCGCTTCGCTAGCTGACGCATTGGTGGCGCTTGCGCTGGCAGAGGTTGCGCTTGCAGACGCAGACTCGGCATACTCGCTCGCTCGTGTCTCCGACGTCTTTGCGTTCGCCTCTGAATCGCTAGCCTTTCTGGCGGACTCGACCGCCTTTGCGACGTAGGTGGCTAGTTCGTCGGGAGGAATGGCGATTGAGGTGTTGTCTGACGGGTCAAGCGTCTCGCAGACATGATAATCCGCCAGATGGCTGTTCCACATCTGGGTGCCATCGGCGTCAACAGCGTACAGCTTGATCTTGCCGGTGCCGGATACCGCAAACATGTCACCGGAGGGAGTCCAGTCGAGCGTCAACGTCCCGTCAAGCCCGAAAGATTGAGTCTCCGGTACTGCGATTGCCGACACCCCGTCCGGCCGTTCGTATTGCACCTGATAGGTGCAACCGGGGAACACGTCCTTGCCGGAGAGGATGAAGTGGTAGACCGAGATGTTGTTGTCGAGCCTGACCGCCGATATTGCGGTGTTGCCGAAGTACCCGTTCTTTACCGTGATTGTGTATTCATTGCGTCTCATGTCGGCTCCTGCCTCTGCATGTTATCCGTGATGCTCGTGACGTTGTGCGCCTAGCGGTTGGCATTGTCCCGGAGTGCACGGATGCGAACCCTTGCATTCTGCCTGCTTGTTCTCACCCCGGGGTACTCGGCATCCAAGTCCAGTCCCAGCTCCATGCACTTGATCACCTTGTAGTCCGTCTCATCGAGATACGCCTGTAGCTCCTCTATCTCCTGCTGGGATGCGTCTTCGGCCGGTTGCGTGACGGATGCCGGTTCCGTCTTCTGCTCAACCTGCTTGTAGCTCCAGCCGGTGCCGTCCCAGACGATTGCGTAGCCCGCCATCTCTTGCGGGGGAGCGGTTTCAGTCCAGCCGGAAGGAATCATGATCGTCCCGTCCGGCTTGAGGTCGGCATACGCCGTACCGGTTGGATGCCCGTCAAGATTGTATGCATAAATCAAGGTTTTTGATTTGCTCATGATATCGCTCCTGTATAGATGCAAGGCAACAAGGCAATGTTGGCCGGGTGGATGTCGCTTCCGGCCGCATGCCCTGCCATTGGGTTCTGGTCTGCGTTGCCCTTGTCCGCATTGATTCTCATGTATCCTTGGGTTCCTCTCGTGCTACCTCGGTTGCCATCGGATGATCCTGTGGTGTCAGTGGTGAGCGCTCCAGAGTATCCTCCGTCGGAGTGTATCATCAGGTTCGCTTCGCCAATGATGCTGCGGATCTCGTCCTCCTGCACTGTGCCGATGACTCCAGATGGCTTGATTGCCCTCAAGAACAAGCCGATCAGGTTGCTGTTTCTGCTGTTGCCGATCTTGTTGCCAACGAGGTCGAGCAGGAAGCAGTCGTTCGTCTGGTCGTAGACGAGGGCCTTGCCTGCGCTCCAGTCGGTCGCATAGTAGGAGCTTCCCAGCTCCATAAAGAGCGAATACAGGGGAGTGTCCTTGTAGATGCCGGATGCTCCATCGCATGCCACCCAGCCCGCCGGAGCGGTCAGACGGAAGAAGTAGGCGATTTGTCCGACATAGGCGTAGCTTGAGTGCAAAGTCTTGATGTAGCCTTCGGCGAAGGCGTTGTTCAAGCTCCCAATCTTGCTGTTGCCGCTGGAGGGATTTAGGTTGAGAACCGTTGCTCCCGGGTCGCTCTTCTTCGGCGTGAAGCGCAATGCAGGAACGCCCTTGATCGGGTCGCCATCTGTCTTGAGCAGGAGTGTTCCCTGCTGGTGCGTGATGGTGATGGAGGTGTCCCCGATGGAGACCGCCAGCATCTTGTCACCCGTTCCGCCGATGGATCTAGGCGTGCCGTCCGTGTAGGTATTGCTTACGCCCGTGCCTTGGTAGCAAGTGTGGTTCCCCTTGGATCCAGCCAGCAACGCATGGAAGCTGGCGACGCTGGTGTAGGAAATGAAGCTGTCGGAGGTCTTGGTGCCGACCGTCAGCTTCTTCGCCTTGATCCGGTAGCTGAAAAGCATCAGAGTCGCCTTCAACGTCTTTCCTTGCAGGAGAGACAAGGATTGCGCCGGACAAGTGTAGGATTCCGAGTTGTCGGTGTAGGTGTGGACAAAGGAGGAGACAGTCACGCTCTTTCCTGTCCTTGAGGTAAGCACGAACTCCCGCCAGCCAGCGGAACGCATCTCGAGGAGCGAGCCGAAGCCGAGGACACTGATCACATTGATGCCAGTCCCTCCTCCAGCATCGAACGTGTACATCGGACTCCCGGAAGTAGAGCCATTCTTGTCACGCAGGGAGAGGTAGCTGGTCTCGGAGCAGGAGAATGTCAGACTGATGAAATCGTTCCCTTTGCTGTCAGGAATCGCATACCTGTACAGATATCCACCGGAGGAGGAATTGAGCGTCAGAGGTTCCGATACCTCTATGGGGTTGTATGACCTGTAGTCGGCGTCCGTGTTGTTGTAGTAGTAGGTGTTTCCGGTCATGCCGTCAAACGACCAGCTTGCAGTCGTCTCGGCGTTTGCCGTCAGCCCGCTTGCGAAGTCGGCAACTTTCCACGAGTCTTTGACTCCGGTTGCGGAAATCTCGGTTGCCAGCCCCTCGGTGGAGTTGGTGGAGAATACCACGCCATCCGAGTTGGTGATGGAAATCTGCCCTCCGTTGATGTCGGCATTCTTCAATGCGACATTGCCGAACTCCGCAGAGCCATCGAAATTGATCCTCCATCCCGTCTGGGTGGCATGGTCGTAGTTCCCCGACTGGATGGAGCCGGTTGAGACGACGTTGCCGTTGGCATCGGTCTTCTGGAGCAGGGTGATCTCGTAGGCAAACAGGTTGTCGATGATTGCATTGGTCGATGCAAGGGTGCCGATGTAGGCGTACAGTGCGCCAGCCCGCTTGGTGATGTTCATGCCCTGATTCAGTACGGTAGGCAGTACGCCGGAGCATGCGATTGCGATTGCCTTGGGGTCGTTGGTGATCGTGTCTGCGCTCACCCATTCATCGCCGTCGAACATGTAGATGCCGGAAGCGGACTTCCCGCCGTCCTCGGTGCTGAGGAAGTAGTCGCCATACTTGAGCGGGTCGCCATCGGCTGTCTTGTCTACCTTGTCGATGCTCCAATCGGTGCCGAGATACAACGGCTGGTCTGCTCCGGTCGGAACGCAGGAAAGAGGAAGTCCCGCATCGGGAGCCCCGGTTGCGGAACAAGTGACCGAGAAACCAGAGGAGGGGAGCAAGACTCCTTTGCCTACGGTGAGCGTCAGGGTCAGGTGGTCGGCGGATTCCGTAGCGGTAAGGATGCCGGAAGGAGAGACCGCCCATACAGGAGTCACCCCGGGCAGATCCTTGAGCTTTGCGGTTACAATGATCGTCTGGGATGCCTGCTTGCTCACGTACCGGGGTGAGACGATGAAATTAGGAGAGGTGGAGGAGAGGGTGATGGACGGGTTGGTTGCAGTGACTATCAGATAGGTCACGGTAGTATACCGCTCGGTGGTTGTTCCGCTTGCGGTCACTTGCGCCCGGATCTCGTTGTCGCCTTCCTGCAAGGATGCGACAGACAGGACAAGCTCCCTGCCCGTTCCTGCAACAGCCGTACCGTTCACAAGCCATTTGATTGATGCGCTCTGGTCGAGGAACACGGTGCCGTACAGGCTTGCGGACACTTCGTTGAACGGGTCGTCCGAGCGGATGATTGCATGGTCGATGTTGAGGGTAAGAAATTCGGCGGGGTTCTCAAGTTGCGCCTGTTCCCTTTCGACCGTCAGGATTGAGCCGGTGATGTCGGGTTCCTCTGCTCCTTCGGCTTCGTAGGAGTACAACCTTTCCATCGGATCATATGTCTGCTTGAGGATGCGGATCTTGGTCGCAAACTTGAGGATGCCCTGCTCCGCCAGCGTGATGATGTCGTTCGGCTCGTAGTTCTTGTATGCGTTGAACTGGTAGGTGGTCGAGCCGGCCTTCTGCCTCTTGATCATCTTCGAAACGAACGCCTTGACCGCATCAAGATCGCCGATATAGTCGGTGTCCAGACTCTCGGTCTTGATGCCCGCTTCGGAGACATAGGTGGTAGTCTCTGCCGTGTAGGAGTAGGTAACATCCGCATAGACGTAGATGCTCAGCGACCCGCCATCGCTGAGGATGGACGACCTCCCTTTGCACCAGTAGTGGAAGACCTGATACCTCCGCTCGTCTCCTTCCGGGTAGAACGTCACCTTGGCGTCTGTCCCCGCCTTCGCAAGCTTGTGCTTGCTCCACTCGTAGGCCATGTTGTCCATCCGCACAAGCCGGAAACCGTCAGTGTCCTGAAGGTCATACCGGAACTCTTGGTCGCCTTCGTGGCTTGTGGATTCTGTCGGATGGTAGCTGAACGAGTGCGACCAAGTGCCGACAAGCGTGTTCTTTGTCTGCGGAGCGTACTTGCGGTAGCTGATTTTGTAGCCCTTTGGCTCCCAGACGGAACCCTTGATCTGGAGGTCGTCCACAAACTGGCTGGCCGTTTCCTTCGGCTGGCGGTCGATTCCCTGCCGGAAGATTCTTACGGTATTGGTGCTGGTGAACCGATAGTCCATCCCGTGTTCCCAGAGAAATTCTTCAATGACTTCCTTGAGGTCGTCTTCCTCGAGAAGTTCGAAGTAGGGAAGGGTGGAGGTGTCCGATGCATCGTTCTCGACCTCTACAGTCGGGGTGAGCGGGGTGAGAGCAAACAGGCAATGGACAACGGACTTTGCCGGGGTGGTCGGGTCGCACACCTTGTAGTCCTGCCACGTCTGCGGGTTGACAAGTTCCTTGCCATCATCAGCCACGGTGCCGGTCTTGTAGACGGTGCGGGACAGATCTTCCGACTGGTCTTCTACCGTAACCTCGACCGGCTCGGTCGCCGTTCCGCTGACCGTGAAATTCCAATCCCGCTTGATCACCCCGGAGAACATGACGACGCCGAGATGAAGCACATCGGTGCGCACAAACTGCCCCGGCATGCCGATCAGCCGAAGGCCAAGCTCCGTCTTGTGTTCAACTACCGTAATGGTCGCTTTCTGGGATGCGTGCTTGCCCAGTGCGCCAACGCATTTCTCAATCGAGACGGATTCCACTCCGTAGTCTTTGTCCCCGTCATTCCAGTGGATGCGCAGGAGCCAAGTTCCAGTTGCCATAATTACCTCACGCTCCAAGCAGGGAGGATGCCCCGCCGTTGCATCTGATTGATGCTCGAGTAGATTCTCTGGGTCACTTCATCCGAGCTGTATCCCGCTCCGAACGAGAAGGAGAGATTGATAGTCCCGCTCCCGGCACCGGCACCAGCAAGCTGGGATGCGATCACCCCCTGCTGTGCCCGGTTCAGGATCAGCTCGCCCGCATTGACTCCGACCAGCTGTTTGTCTCCCGTGTCGGGGATACCGCTCTTGTGCTGGACGATACCGCCGGTGGCGAACTTGTCGGCGAAGCCTTGCACGATGCCCGCCGACACCATTGCCACAGAACTCATCGCTCCAGCCAAAGCCATCTGGGCGAAGTTCGGATAGGCGCTCACCGCCATAACCGCAAGCTCCATGCCCAGCGATTGCAGGAGCTTGGCCAGTGCTTCCAAGCCCGCTTTGCCGAATGCGCTCCAGCCTTCCTCGCCGTTTGCGATTGCGGTACCCACATCGGTCAGACCGGCAAACATCGATTCTGTGGCAATCTTGCAGTCCTCGCCCATCGCTTGGAAACAGTCGGCCCACATGTCCTTGATGGACTTGGTCTTCTCGATCGTGCCGTCCAGCACTTTGCTGGAGACCGCAGACCCAAGCACGGTGCCATCCTCTGCCATATCGACAAAGACTTGCTTGATGCCCATGGCTTGGGCTTTGGAGGCGCTGATTACCTTGCCGTTCTCCAGCATGATGCCTTTGGCAAGACCTCGGTCGAGGTACTGGCCGATGGTCATCATCTCCCTTGACGGGGAGTGGATTCCGAACAGGTTCTTGACGCTGTTGAGCATGGATGTGCCAACCGACTTGATTGCTTCTACCGGCTTGGATGCGAGCGTCTTGATGCCTTCGACCAAACCATCAATCAGGAATGAGCCGACCTGAATGAACTCATCCTTGTACTGCATGATGCCGTCCCACAAGCCCTTGACGATGGCGACCCCTGCGTCCAGCATCTTGGGAGCCAGAGCAATGACTGCATTGACGATCGCTTCAATCACTTGGGGGATGTTCCCTGCAAGCTCGGGGATGGAAGCAAGGATGCCGTCAGCCAGAGCAAGAACCACTTGCCCGCCGAGATTGAGCAATTCGGGAAGGTGGTCGGTAACGACCTTGACGCTACTCCTGATCGTGTCATAGAGAGCCTTGGACAGCTCTTCGGATGCGCCTTCTGTTCCGTTCATCGAGTTAGTGAACGCATCCGCTAGCTTCTGCAAGTTGGGAATCATCGGTGCGATTGCATCATTGATCACCATCCCGGCTTTCTTCGTCAGGTCGCTCCACGAGTCTCCGAGAGCGACGCCCGCACTTACCGCTTCATCATCCATGACAAGACCAAGCTCGTGCGCCCGTTGCTTGAGGTCGTCGATGGCGGTAGTCCCGGATGCGAGGGTAGGGAGGAGGTCGATCCCAGCCCTGCCAAGAAGGTCGGTCGCCAGACTCGCCCGGAGCTGTGCGTCCTCTACCGATGCTAGAGCGTTCACCACTTGATTGAGCTGGGTCTCCTGATCGGCGTTGAGGTCAATCTGCTTGCCGGATGCTTCCTGCAATTTGGCCATTGTCTCGATTGCTGATTCATCGCCATCCTTGACCCTGATGACAACGTCATTGAGCGTCTTCATTCCCATCTCAAGGGAATCGATTGACCCCCCGCATTGCTCAATGACGTACTTCCATTCCTGATACGCCTTCTTCGAGATCCCCAGTCTCAAGGATCCCTTGTCGATTTCGTCGGCCTGCTTTGCGTATGTGTTGGCGAACTTGCCAACCGCCCCAATGCCTGCGCCGATGCCGGTGGCGATGCCGGCAATGGCAAAAGCGGTCGCCTTCATGGTCGTCTTCGCAACCGCTCCTACAGCCCGCAAGCCCTTGACCAGCTTGGCGTCTTTGAGTTCTGCCTTGATAATGATTTTGCCGTCTGCGTTGTCAGCCATGTCAGATCTCCAGTCTATTGAGAGACGCTTGCCAGCTGTCAGCTTGCGCCTCCTCCGTCAAATGATACCGCTTTACAAGCCGTATGCCGGCCTTGGCCAGTTGGAGACGCTTGTTGTATTCAGCATCGGCATACTTGCCCTTCTCTGGCTTGGTCGCCCGCAGGTTCATCCGCTCGGCAAGACGGGTGGAGGAGGGGAGACCTTCAAGCAGGCAGAGGAACCGCCACCAATGCATGTGGTCTGCAAAGAGGTCGATGCCATACGCCTGCTGAAAGCCAGCGATTATCAACCTCGAATCGTTCCAGAAATCGAAGACCCTTACGTTGCCCCCTCCATTGCTCGACCGCCCGCCATCCAGCCGTTCGTCCCGGCATGCGTAGAAGTCGTTCCACCCCACAAGGACACCCTCCCAGCTCTCCTCCGGAAGGCTGGTGTCCCCCGTGAACCGGCTCACAAGGTAGAAGAGCCGTTCCTTCGGAGTCAGCTCCGGGTTCTGGAGGTGGTCTGCTATGTCGATCTGCACGTGCCATCTGGTGTCGATCCTGATCATCTCGCCAGAAACAATGATCTCGGCAGGCAGTCGGTTGGTCAGCAAGGAGAGGTCGTCCATTCTACCGCTTGTCCTTGTCGGTGAGGGCTCCAATGCTCATTGCTTTGGCGATGCCGATGAATACCTGCGTGATGCCCTTGACCGGCTCGGTGTCCCCGAAGATCTCCTTGACCGCATCGCACCGGAAGGCCGTGTTGATCGTTTTCTTCATCGCATCGACAGTCGCCAGTTGGGTCTTCACCATCTCGTTCGTCTGCTCGATGTTCGCCCCGTTCTCTGCCATGCTCTTCTGCCATGCGGGAAGCTTCCTGCCCATCTCGCCGATCAGCCTGACCGCTTCGGTCGCCATCATGGCAACATTCATGTCGTCCAAATCCATGGAGAAGTTCTTCCCGTTGATCTCGAACTCCTGCATCCGCTTCCCGGTCTCGATTGTGATCTTGTCCATTTTGTCCTCCTCAAAAACAATCAGCCCCCATGCTTATGGCATGGAAGCTGTCTCTTCTATCTTCCCGGTCGGCCATCAGGTGGTCGCCGTGAACTTCTTGGTCGAAGGGTCGAAGGTGCCGATAGTCGGCTCTCCGTTCAGGTGGAGGGTCGCTTCGATGGTGACCTCGCCACCTCCGTCACCGCCTTCGCTAGAGACCTCGACGGTCGCATCCCACTTCTTTGCCTTCCCGGTCGTATCGCCGGGGTGAACCTCGACAATCAGAATGTCGATATGTGCGCTCTCTCCGGTCTCGTCCTCCATGCCTGCAATCAGGTCGTTCACCGGGTCGCCCAGATAGCGCACCCCGGACAGGCTCAACTGCTTTGCATACCCCAGCACCTCGGTGTGTGCGTTGCTCTGGCACAAGAAGGTGTGCTGGCTGGTGACCGGGTTGTGCGACAACCCTGCGCTCTCGAAACCCGCACACATCTTGCTCCAGACTTCTTCAGCCCCAGAACTCGCCGTATTGACGTAGATCTGCCGGTCTTTGACCAGCAACACGCCCTTTGCTTCTGCCATTGTTTGCTCCTTGTCTAATTGTAGTAGTCGATTGTCACGGTAATCACGTAACGAACCGTCCCATTGTCAAAAAAGCCGACTTTCGAAGGGGTGGTCGTCGATACCGAGACGATACGCTCGCCGGTCGTCAACGTATCCAGCCCTTCAAAGCCGTCCTTCACGTCCTCCAGCAAGTCGATCAGACTCCTCACGGACACCGGAACATCTTGCACGACAACGCTGAAAGTTGCGACTTGTCTGCCTTTGGAACCCCCGATGAAGGTAGTCTCCGTATCGGGGGAGAGTGCCATCCTGACACAGATGCCAAACCCGTCCTTTGGCAGGAAGTCTATATGGCACTTCTGCTCTGTCTTCCCGGCAATGAAGCCGTTGATCGCATCGCAGAATCCAGCCATCAGCTCCGGGTCTCTCGTCGTCATGACTTGCTCCAATCCTTGGCGAACGCCTTTTTCGCCACTTCCAGCCAAGTCTCAAGATTCTCCGCCTTCGCATGCTCGAACCATCGAGCAGTGGCCTTAGCGTGATGATCCTTGTGGAAATGGATGGCATCGCCGTAGTAGATCTTTCTCGCATATGGCGTGTCGTAGATGATCAGACCGTTCTCTTTGTCGCTCGCATCCATGACGCTCCCGGCCGTCATGCCGGTATCGAAGGGGACGAACGGATCGGTGTCACGGATGATCACATTGCACAAAGCAATCTGCGCCATCTTGCGACAGCTTTTCAATCTCCGCTTCTTCCTATCCGCAATCCGCTTCAAATCGGAAAGATCCATGTCATACGAGAAGTCAGACACAAGTGATCTCCCAGTGGTGACCTACCCCATGGCGGTCTTCGAAACACTGGATCTGCGAGATTTCAAGGCAGTCGTCGGGGGGAACGTCAGCCCGGCTTGCGCCGTCAGCCACCTTGTTCCCGACCCGCAACGACTCGACCTTGCCCTCGCCGATCCCCTCGACAAAGAAGATGGTGGCACCAGACCCAGACCGCTGTACCCCGGTCATGGACTCGGCACCACCTGCCCTTGATTGATCCAGACAAACCTTGTCCAACTGTAGCCGTGTGTAGGTGACGACACCGAACGAGTCGGTTGCGCCAGTCTGCCACACAGTCACAGTGTGCGAGAACCTTCCGGCAAGTCTGGGGGTGATCCATCTCATCTTGCCACCCTCAGATTGCCGATCAGCCCGCTGGAGGAGAGGACTGAATAGGCTTCCCTGCTCGCTGGATACCCGCCGTACACCCCGAAGGTTGCGCCATCATCGGTCTGGTAGGTGACGCTGTCAGATACTCCGCCGATAGCACCGCCTTCCGATGCGACTTGCCTCCCATCCGAGCGGAGGAATTGCTCCGCTCCGCTCTTGTATGCGTAGGACATCTGCATGCAGGTAGCCAGCTTGACCACATCCCATAGACGGTGCTTCGGCGTGACCCGCCCGAGTGCAATGGCATGAAACAACATAGCATCGATCACTCTGCACACAGGAACGAGCAAGTCGGTGAACTCGCAGTCCGTCAGCTTGCTCATAGGGTCGAACGCCTGATACTCGTCATACGTGATGTAGTCGTAAGCCATCCCTCTTCCTCCTTCCCCGATCAGGTCGTGGACTTGCCCACATAGATGCCGGACTTCTTGTTGTCCAGCACCCAGCAGTCGCCATAGACACGATAGTCCAGCTTGTACGCATCGTGCGTCTGGTTCTCCGCCGGAGTGAACATGCGCATGGCCTGATGCTCGATCAGCTGGACTACAGCTTCCGGCCGAACGACAAGGAAGTGGAGGTCTACCGCAGAAGCGCCCTTCGCAAATCCGGTGGTCAAATCGACCGCAGAATAGAAGCGAGACTTGCTTACCGGTACGATGTAGTTGCCGTTGTACATCTTGACCCGGTGATTGATGATATCGCCCTCGTCCAGACGATGATCGCCAATGCCTTCCTCGAGCAGACCACGGAATCCATAGGTGCAGAAAATCACTGCGCCGGTATCCGGGTAGCCAGCATCGCCAAGAGTCTCAAGAGCCGTATCGATCGCCTTGACCGCAGTGGTCTTGGTGTAGGAATCGGCAGAGACCTCGGTTCCTGCGAAGGTCGCATATTTGGCAAGGCGGTATGCGTCAAGTTCGGGAACAACCTTAGTGCGGATGAAATCGCCCAAAGTTCTGGAAGCGACCTCGCCAGCAATCTGGTCGTCAACCGCATCAATGATGAAAGACTTGGAGCGGTCATATTTAGCCGTAAGGGTTTCCCACTCGGTAGTCACCCCGCCAGTCTCGAAGCCGGAATCCCGGTTGTAGTCCTTGAGACCGCCGTCATAGCTCATTTTGAGAACCTGATAGGAACCCTTGATACCGATGCTTCTGACCTGACCGGTCACAAGCCCATTCTCAAATACTCCGGTGACGCTCTCCTGCATCACCAGCTTGTCCAACAATCCCGGCATCTGACCAATCAAGGTCGCCAACGTGTTCTTTGCCATGTTTTACTCCTGTTTTGTGTTGATTAGCGCAAGCCCATGTTCGCCTTGATGGATGCGAGGAAGTCAGAATCCGGATCTCCCGGCTTCCTTCCCCCGCCCATGTGAAGGTTGGGCTTGTTCTTATTTGGATCGCCCTGATCATCCTCTTCCTCATCGAAGAGGTAGGCAGAGCTGGCCTTCAGCTCCTTGATCTGGTCTTCGAGACCATCCAAGGTGCCGTCTTCCTTCAGCGTCAACCTCGACCGGTCGAGGAGTTTGGCAACGTCTTTCGGGTTCTTCGCCTTGATGTCGCTCACGCCCCGTTCCAATGCGTAGTCGAACCGAAGGGTCTTGATGGCTCCCTCCGCATCTGCGACCTTCTGCTTGTATTCGTCAGACAAATTTGCCTTTTCCTGAAGTTCCTTCAACAGCTTTGCCGATTCTGCCTGCGCCGATTTCAGCGTCTTGATCTCGTCAGCCTGTGCGTTGAATTTCTCCTTCGGAATCCAATCCGTAGCCAGAGCCTTGTTCAGCTCGGTCTCGAACTGTTCGGTAGTCATGTCCGCCGATGCTCTGTACTTCTTCAGCAGGTCGTCCAATCCTTTGATCGCCATGATTCACCTCTGCGTGTTTTTATGCTGGTTCGCCACCAGCTTGAGATGTGCGGAGAATATGCCAGCCCCGCATCTGGCAAGTACAAGTCTTTCACGTTGTCAAGTGGGTGTGGTGCTTGGACGGTTGGTGGGCAATCAGATTCTTTCCCGGTCGATCGAGCGTCCCCGTCCGGTGGTGCGGATGAAGTCTTTCATCTCCTGCTCACGCTTGTCGAGGAGGGCTTGGGACTTGGCAAGCCTGTCCTTGTCGGTTCCTGCCTTGTCAACCTCGACCATGCGCTTGGCCTGCCTTAGTTGGCGCTCGTGCATCCTCTGCTCCTGTGTGATCTGGTAGGAGCGGTTGATGCGGTCTTCTTCCGCTTTGCTCGCATCCTCGTTCTTGTGACTGCCTTCCAAGTCCTCGTAGTAGGGAAAGAGCTGGTGCCGGCAATTGATGCCCCCGATGCCGGTAACAGTGCCAATCCCGGTCTCGGACAAGGGAGGATACTTCTTGCTCTTCCCGCTCTGGCTGTAGACCTTCCCTTGGAACTCAACATGCTCGGGTCTAGAGTCGCCGAGAACCGAGACTTGCACGAGGTCGTTGCCGAGCATTTCGTTCTCGGCCAGCGTCATCTTCATGATTGACTGATTGAAGCTGGTCACAATGTCCCGCCGGATAGCCGCATCGAGAGGGTATGTGGTGACGTTGCCCCGGTCGCTGATGTAGGTGACATGAAGCCCGGTTCCGCCGAGAGAATGGCATGCGTCATTGACCGCATCCCCGATGCTCTTGACTCCGGTCTTGGCATCGATGAAAGCCGAGTTGATTGCATTGCGATAGGCATCCTTCGAGATCTCCAACGCTTTGGTGTTCGTCAGGTTCATGGCCTTCCGACAGTTGGCAAGGATGGACTCCTTGTATCGTTGGAAGACTTTGGAATCGGTGCCAACAAGGGCAAGCCGAGCTTCTGGGATCGCTCCGCTGGCAACCGCTTTGCGGAAGATGACCATGTCGTTTTCGTTCGCCTTCTCGATTGCATTGTCCACCGCTTTCTCTATGACGGCACGTGAGCGTTTGGACTCGGCAACAATCTGGGCTTCGACCGCAGAAGACAACCGGCCCATCTGCTTCAGCTTGGCGAGCCTCCAAGCATTGGTCGTGGCGGTTGCCGTCTTGGGAGATGCCTGCAAGGATTTGACCACCAGCATCACCAGATTGTCGGCTATCCGGCTGTATTCCTGCTCGATTACCGATTCCAGCTTGACGATCTCCAGCTTGGACAACATCAGCCATCAACCTCCGAAGAAACTGGTATCGACAACAGGCGAATCGCTCTTGATCAATGCAAGCTCCTCGTCAGCTTCCTGTTCCGTCAGCCCACGGAAGTGAATGAGGTACCACCGCTTGGACATCAAGCCCGATTGCACTTCGCTCTGCGCAATATCCCTCTCTGCATCCGGGTCGTCCATGATGCCGTCTCCCCAGACGATGGAGAAATTGTCGCCATTTGTCGCAGTCTCGTAGTCGTAGCGGAGCGGGTTGCCGAGAGCGGTAAGCAGGATGGAGAAACCATGCAAGGTGGCAAGCACTGCCGGCTGTGCGGTCTTGTTCTGCACATTGCACACGGTTGCGTAGCTGTCCTTGTCCCGGCTCCGGATCTCCTGCGCCGTGACCGCACCGTTCAGCTCGTCGAACGAAAGATAACCATTGCTCATATGGCAGACTTTCGCCAGCTCGTTGAGTATGCGCTTGATGTCGGTATGGTACTCTTGATACCTGATGGTTGGGGAGAAGTCGGCGAACTGGTCTTTGATCGAGTTGCTTGCCGACATGGAGCCAGACAGCTTGCGGTACAACTCCCTGTCTGCCGGGTCGATCGTTACGTTGCCGAACTGGTCGGTCGGAAGCGATGCTTCGTCCACCATCAGTTTGCGCTTGCCCGAGTCATATTCCCAGTCTAGCTGGTTCCTTCTCTCCTGTAGCTCCTCAATCTGGTCGACCCCATCGGAGTAGATGGAAGCCCCGATCGCCAGATTGTTGCTACCGGCAATGTGCCATGGGGAAGAGATGTAGACGAAGGTTGGGGCATCGCAGTTGGAGATAGACCATTCCGGGGTGATGTCTTCCCACTCGGGTACGGAAGCCAAGGGGATCTCTCCGCCCAGATCATCAGGCGAAGGCTCTCCTTGCTTGCGGTAGGCTTTGACCACCACGTGCATCATACGGCTGGCACTGTCATATCGCTGATACTCGAGCCGGGTATAGGTCATGGTGGTGTAGTAGGTGGGATGCACGACCTTGCGGTCTACAAACACAAGCCCGACCACCCGGTTGTCCTCGATATCCACCGGCAGAATATCCTCGCACTGGTAGAGGTCTATGTGGGGCTTGCCTGACCGGTCTACCCACAGACGCCATGCGCACGACCCCTTCGCAACCGCCTGCTCGACCGCCTGCTGGATGTTGGGGGCAATCAAGGTCTGGAGAATGAAGTCGGCGTTCTTGTCGTTACTGGAGAACTTGGCTTCCCCGACCGCCAGCCGGGCAACATCGAAAGAGACAATCCGGGGAATGTTGAGGTACTTCTGCTTCCCCTTGAGGAATGGGGGAGTGCCATTGTACAGCGAACCCCAGAGCCCTTGAAGCTCGAGGATATCTGCCATGTCCGGCACCTGAAGATTCAGGGCCTTGATTGTCGGCTTGAGGGGGAAGATTCTCATGATAAAGCTCCTAAGTTTGCCAAAAAGATTCATCAAGGTCTCCTAGCGTTGGATGGCTCTAAGTAGCCCGCAATTCCGAACTTCTTCAGGTTGTGCGCTACATAGGTCATCGCATGATAGCGTAGCGCATCCGCACTATGGTCGTGGGTCTTTAGCGGTTTGTCTTCGCCACGCTCGGATGCCTTCACGTCCCACGCATACAGGCCCATCTCGCTGATCAGACCGGTGCAGGAAGCCGAGACGACATACTTTCGCTGGTTGATGATGTTCTGCGTCAATGCGATTCCTGCGACCACCGAGTTTTCGGCGGGGAAGACCCGGAAGTGGTGTTTATTTTTCACCAAAGTTATGAAGGACAGCGCCGAAGGGTCTACGATCACGCCCATAAGAGGAACGCCCTCCGCCAGCCGTTCCAACGCAGAATACTTCTGCGAATCGTCGATTTGCTCACGGTTGTGGCCATCGTAGTAGAACTCGGACGCAACAAAAAACCGTTTACTTTTTGCATCCCAGACGATCAGAAGCATTGCCGTCGGGTTGGCCGTTCCGTAGTCCATCGAGACGAAGGGGAAGGAATAGCGGGTGGTGTCGAACTCGCCCTTGTCGTTGAACAGGCTAGCCTTGCCCTCCTTGACCACGTTCTCCTCTAGCGAGAACTCGGGATAGACGAGGCCTTCGGATATCGCCCAGTTGCCGAGAATGTACCGCTGGTAGAAGACCCCGACAAACGACCTCTTGTATCGATCCCGGATTGCGGGTGCAAGGGACAGGTTGTCGTCCATGACAAAATGCAGGACAATCAGGTTGCGGGCCTTCGCCTTGTCTACAAAGTCGGTCTTGAACCAGTGCATCGGGCTTTCCGGGTTGCAGTTGAACCAGAACTTGGAGCCATCAACCGAACAGCGGGCGATTGCCTGATTGACGAACGCTTGATTCTGCAAGGCAACCTCGTCAAAGTAGCACCCCGCCAGCGTCACGCCTTGGATCAAGTCTTGGCTGGAGTCGTCGTTGCCACCGAAGATATAGAAGGTGTTTGCCGTCCCGTACCCGGCAATCTCGAGCTTGTTCTCGGCTTTGCGCTCGATAATCCGGCACTGGATGGAGGAGCCGAACGAGCGGAGGGGAGCGACCACATTGCGCCGTACCGAGCCGATCGTCTTCCCGCAGATGGCGAAGGAACACCCATTGAACGAGCGCATCGCCCAGAGGATGAACCCGATGGTCATGCCGATGGTCTTTCCGGAACGGACAGAGCCATAGGCGATCACGCCGTCATGAGCAGACCACCCCGGTAGCTCCCACCAGCTCATGAGGAACCTCTGCTTCGCCGAGAAAGCCCAGCGCATTGGCATCTGTCTGCCTGATCGTCTCGTCATTCTTCCACCTTGTGTTCCACGATGTTGCTCTCCTCGACAAGCTCGGCAGTGCCGTCAATGTCATGTGCGAAGGAATCGACCGATGCCTTCATAGCTTTGGCGAAATCGAGGGCTTCCGTGTTGTCGGCAACAGGAATCGGGTCGTCGCTCATGCCGAGCCAGTTCTTTGCGAGGAAGATCTGCATGGCCACGTTGCCGGACATTGCCGTCTGGTACATCTTGGAGCGGAGGGAAGTGAGCCCCCGCACATGATATGCCTCGTAGACGGTGACGTAGGAGACCGGCTTGCGGACGGTTGGATCATCCTTGTAGAGCTGGCGCAGGCACTTCTTGAACGTGTTGACGGACATGCCGAACTCCTGTGCGACTTCGGCTTGGGTGCATTGCAAGCGACACAAGGCCTCTATCTTGGCCTTGTCGTTCTTGTCAAGTACCCGCTCGACATTCCCGCTTTTCCTTGCTGGTGCCAGCCCGTCAGTCGCCATTGTCAGACCTCATGCAATCTTGACCGCCTTCTTGCCGGTCAGCGTCTCCCATCGCTTGACGATCACATCGACATATTTCGGGGACATTTCCATCATGTAGCACTTGCGGTTTAATTGTTCGCAGGCTATTAGTGTGCTACCACTACCACCGAATACATCAAGGACAATCTCGCCCTCTCTGCTACTGCTCTTTATCGCTCTACTGCATAAGGCTATCGGCTTTGGTGTTGCGTGACCGCCTGCTTGCATTTTTTCCTCGTGTGATATTCTGCCCATTGCCCACACATCCGTCATTGTATCGTGTGTGTTGTCAAAATATGCTCTTGTGGAGTAGTATTCCTTTTTTAATTCATCGTATTCCTTTTTTAATTCATCGTATTCCTTTTTGAAGGCATCGTATTCCTTTTTGCCGTAATAGTCTTGCAATTCCTTGTAATGTTCTTCAGTGATAAAAGCAAACTGTGATTTCCCAAACCAATGCGACCACATACCCACACCGCATATTTCCTTAAGTTTTTGCGGTGTCAGACCAACTTTTTCCGCTTCGCTAACAAGGTATTGTCTTACAGGCTCCCACCCTTCAAAATAATTATCTTGATTATTGTTAAATCCTTGCACACCGCACATCACAAAGAGGCATTTTTCTGAACCAACAGGATAAGAACGCAAGCCATCTTTTCCCATAAATGATACACCGCCTGCACCTGCGTCCCCCTTATCCCATGTAATAAGGTTTCGGAATGTTATCTTGTTTTCTCTCGCCATTGGCTTCAAGATATTGCTGTAAATATCCATCAGCGGTTCATCAATTCCCCAACAGTACCAAGAACCGTTGTCTTTTAATGCTCCAAATGTCAGCGGTATCCACTTTTTGTTAAAGTCAAGCAAATCATCATAATTTAGATTATCATTGAGAACGCCATCATTTTCTTTCTTCATGCCATACGGCGGGTCAGTAAACACCATATCAGCCTTTGCGCCGTCCATCAACTTTGCAACGTCTTCTGCGTTTGTACTGTCCCCACACATCAGGCGATTTTCTTCAAGCACCCAGATAGTTCCTCTGGTTGAGACAGGGGTCTCTGGAGGTTCCGGTGGCTCGTCTTCCTCGATGTCGTCTACCGTCTTCTCGACCTCCGGGGCCTTGTCGAACCCGAAAGACGACATGTCGAGATCTAGGCCGGCATCATTCAGGCTCTCCAGCTCCTCTGCCAGCATCTCCATGTCCCACTCGGAGTTCTCCGCAGTCTTGTTGTGCGCCAGCGCATACGCCCGCCGTTGCTCGTCGGAAAGATGGTCAAGGTGGATAATCGGGACTTTCTTCATTCCCAGCTTCTTGGATGCGAGCAACCGGCCATGGCCTTCGACTATCAGGTTGTCCTTGCCCCATACACCGATCGGGTCGTTGAACCCGAACTTCCTGATCGATTCTGCGATGGCGTCCACGTCAAAGTCGCCATGCTTGCGGGCGTTCTTGTCGTAGGGCTTGAGATCGTCTACCGGCACATACTCGATGTGCAATTCCTGTTTACCCATATCGTCTCCTTTTACCAGTTTACCCATATCAACAATATCATTGCTCCCCATGCGGTCAGAGCCGTTCAAAAAACGGCTGTAGCGCATTCCGATTGCCGAAAACGTGTAGAATCATGTCCAAAAAGTTTCGGACACGCTACAGGCGGTTTTTCTGCCGTCTCCGTTGATTCCGCGTCTTCTGGCACACGGTAGGTTGCGTCTCCGTCCTCGATTATGGGCACTTTCATCCGCTTCATTCGCTTGATGTGCGCATCGCTCATCATGTCCTCGGTAACGTCCTCGTACCATTTGACTCGTGGCGCATCGTCCATTGCCCAGTCGAGGGTGATGCCGGTGCCCGGAACGTTCTGGCCGTTCTCAATCAGCCGGACGGCCTGTGATGTTGACTTGATGCCGAAGGTAAGCATCGCAAGCGATAGGGAGCAGAACTGGTATGTCCGGCTCCCCACGCATGCGATCACCTGCCTCGGGTCGTGGCGCATCCCTCTCACTGCTGGCAATCCTCCACATCTCCCATCATCGCCTGAGAAGCGAGAAGTTTCATCTGGCGAGACATGTCTTCCTTCGCCGACATTGCCGAGACAGGAGGAATGCCGGCCTTCCAGCTGACGGTCATGTGGTCGAGAAGCAATGCCCATGACTGGAGCCGGCTGGCCGTTATCGGGATCGTGCGGTCAAGCAGTGCGTGCATGCGCCCCTCCTTGCGGTTCCGGGTAGATCGTGGAATCCACCCATTTTCCGTTGTCCGCCATCCCCGGTGGCACGTACCCGACCACCTCGATATCGAAGGTGGAACTGGGGTTCCTTGTCCCACCCCGGTGTTTGCGCTGGAGCGTATGGCTAAGGTTGGACATCGAGCAACCGAGGTATTCGGCACACTCTGGCAGTGTGCCGACAAACAGCGGAAGGCTGAGCGAGTCATTGGTGCAGATCATGTAGATAGGCCGTGTCGCCCTTCGGATTCTCTTCGACATCAGCGCACCTCCATGTTCATCAATCTTCCGCAGGGAGCGCCGTCGTCAATCCAGACGCAATCCCGAAGGAATGTGCTTGCGGTGTAGATCCCGTTGACGCACCACTCGTCCCCGTCCTCGTTGCATTCGAAGCTTGTGACCATCCGCTCCGGGGTGTCATCATCCTCCTGTATATTCCGGAACCATTCGCCTCTCAGCGAATCCCTGACCTTCGGGTCGGATAGGTCGTATGGCTCGTATCGGAGTTCATCCGGCTCATCCTCTACGACTTCCCGAATGAACTGGACAACTGTGCCGGCTGACAGCCGGAACGGATAGTAAAGACCGGAGCCATCTCTGACTTCATTCAGAATTAACAGTCCCAAGTCATTTGCAATTCCAAGGCAATCTTGAAAGTTGTTGATGCTTCTGAAGCAATTGGAATAGACAACCTTCTTCCCTATCAGCCTCTTCGCCTCGTCAATATCCTTGTATGTCAATACTTTCCCAAACTTCATTTCTTCTCCTCCTCTTCGAAAAGGTTCACTCCTTCCATCTCGGCACGGATCTCAAGAATCCTAAGATAGTTGCCCATGTAGCTTGCTTGCTCTGTCAGCAACACCTTGGGGCACGTCGGGGTGAAGTCCAGCGTGCCTACTTCCCACTTTACGAGCATCCGGCGGAGCTTGTCGTACCGGATTTTGGTTTGCCAGTATTCCGCGCAGAACCGAGTCTTGTAGTCGGCGTCCGTCATCATGTTTTTCGTCATTTCCAGTGTCATTTGTGTCCCTCCGATTTCACTTCC